GTTTAAAGAATTTGAGATAATGATACTTCTCTAACATCTTGTAAATTACATTTTTAGGAAGTCGGTTCTTAACGCCAAACTTTCTGATTTCTTCTGGTGACATATCAGCCGCAAAAGAGTCTTTTCTATCTTGTACGGTCTTGTCTCCAATATCAATTAGAGTGTTAATAGAGTCTGTAATTTCAGCTAACTTCTTAGCAACTAATGTACTCAACCCATCAATATCAGATGAGGTAAGCCTTGATAGTTCCTCATAATCAATAATATCTCGAGCCAATTCACCTTTAACAACATCTATTTCAGAAACACGTTTCTGAAAATCCGCTAGATATTTTTCAGGTTCGAAGGTGCCAGGATCTGGTCTTTTGATAAACTTATTATCGTCTATGTCAAAAGTACCATCTGCCATGTCCCTTGCCTTACTAAATGTAGCAGGATCTATGATAGAAAAGTAGTTTATAGGATGATCTGTGCCAGGTATTGTTTGACCATTTATTTCGCCTTGATATTCTCTTATTTTTTCATGTACCTTTTCTTGTTCTTCCTGAGAACCAGGTATATCAAATAAGATATTTACATCTAAATCAGCGTCATCTCTATATTGTTTTGTTAGTATAGAACCAATTAAGGTATACTTAACTACTTTCCCAAATTTTTCAAATGTTTTAATTCCGTCTATTATTTGTTTTCTTACAGCAGGCTTTAAACTAGGATTACTTGTATCTGGATTATCAAATACAGGTCTTGCGTATGTCTTTCTAGGTATGTCTATAATAGACTCTTTTATAAAATCTTTAAATCTCATTATTCTCCGCCGCCTCCATTGCCGCCGTTACCACCGTTTCCATTACCATTGCCATTGCCGTTACCATTTCCGTTAGTATCACCATTACCATTTGTATTATCTGTATCAGCGTTTTTACTTGTTGTGCCGATACGACCAAAGAAAGGGTATCTTACATATTTATTTCCTGTAGGAACACAAACCTTTAGTTTATTGTCAAATCTATATCCGTCAGGACATCTTTTATCTGCAACTAAACTCATGTACTCTTTAAATTTCTTCATGTTCTTCTTTTTGCTTTTCTTTCACCTGCCATCCATCTTTTTGCAATGTAAGATGATATAGGTTTTGTAATTAATCTTCTAACTATTTTTGATATATTATTTAATGTTATGGTTACTAATTCTGCCTCTGATCTATTGTTATCAACAACGACAAAATTATTCATACCAAATAGTCTTTGAAACTTACCGATATTACTTTGTACACCTTCCCAATTTTTCTTTACAATATATTCTGGTACAATTCTTTCTCTTCTTTGTTGTCTTTCTAAAGCAACATCTAAACTAGTATTTACAAATATCATATAACAATCATATCCTATTTGTTTAAGCATATTAGCATTTCTAGCAATACTATCATAATCTCTACCTGTACTATCAATAATTAAACCAAGTCTACCTTTTATATAAGTTTCTAATTGATTTAAAATGGTACCTTTTGCTCTTTTTCTTAATATATCTCTAAAATATTCTTCTTCATCTGGCATTTTCATAGATAGTCCTGCCTTTTTAATTTCTTTTTCAAATACAATATCAGAGTTTACAACTTTTAAACCTGAACCTGCAAATGCTGAAGAAGCAACAAATGTCTTACCTGAACCAGGACCACCTGCAAGAAAAAATGCTTTGAATATACCTGGATCGTAAAGACCCTCGTTTATTTGTTGTGTAAAACTTTTAATTTCCATCTTCTATTGCCTTTATAATTTTATTAGCGTTATCTTCTATTGTACCGCCCTCTGCTTTTATTTCTACGAAACCAGGTTTACCTCTAAAATATTCTACTGCAGGACCTGTTTCTCTATTGTATAAGTCTATTCTATTATTGATTATCTCTTCAGTATCATCTGCTCTACCTCTTGCTAATAATCTTTTTAAAATTTCTTCTCTACTAACATCTAAAAATATAACTTTATCGTAACCTATGTTTGCCTCTTCCATATCTCTTACTTGCGTCATATATCTAGGCCAACCATCTAAAACATAACCAGTAGGTGATTGATCTACTTTATCTTTGATTAATTTTAACACTATTTCATTAGGTACAAATTGACCTGTTGAAATTATATCTGCAACTTGTTTTCCTATCTCACTACCTTTTTCTACTTCTTTTCTTAACATGCCACCTGGATAGATATGAGGTATAGAAAATCTTTTTGTAATGTATTCTGCATAAGTAGATTTGCCTGAACCAGGACCACCCATTAATATAATTCTTCTAGTTGTCTCTTCTAAAAATGTTAAAAATGTTTTCATTATCCTTTTATCCAGTTCTTTTGTAAATTAAAGTTAGCAGTACTAAACTCTAATCTATCAACTAATTTAACAGCATTACCCATTCTATCTACAGCAACATAACCTTCTGGATTAGTTAATTTAAATCCATTGTTAGTTTGTAGATATGTGCCGATAGATTTAATTTGATTCATCTTACTTACTAAAAAGTTTTTTGCTGTTTGTAAAGACACATAACTTGCGATTGCAAAGTATATCTCATTTTCGTATCTATCAATAAATTTTAAACCTTCGTTTCTAATAGTTTCATATTTTCTTTTTGCACTATCAGTTTTTCTTTTTGTAATTTCGTCATCTAAAACTGAAGCATAATATTTTCTAAAATCTGTTTGTAGTTTTTTTACACCACTTATTGCTCTACCTCTTTTGATATAATCATTAAAGTATATTTTTAATCTTGCACCAACTGATAATAAATTAGTTTGTGATTTTAGTAAATTTAAAATTCTTTTGCCTTTGCCAATAGAACCCATAGCCATTCTTAATATGCCATCGTATCTATCGCTTTCTGCGTCTGTAAATGTTGCAACACCAGAGTTATCTTTATAACTAGCGTCATCAAAAAATACTGATGGCGTCTTTGTAAATGAATTTACATTAACGCCAAAACTTGCTTTTAAATCAGACATCTTTCGACCTGTGTAAGTAGTGTGGAATATAATGCCTAATTTACTTCTTAATATTTTTTTTGCAAGATCAGTATTTTCAGGTACTGCGTAAGTAATAGTGTTAGGTTTAAACGCAATTGAGTCTTCACCTCTAATACTTACTTTTTGAATATCTTTAGGTGTATATAATAAGTCGCCTTGAACAACACCTTTGATATTTAATTTTGGTAATTCTTTTAAACAAACAGACAATTTATCTGCTAAACCACCTGCGTGATTTTTTCTTATATCTGATTGTGTGTAATTGATTTTAGGATTTACATTGAAGACAGATTTTGATCCAACAAAAAATCTGCCGTTTTCAGGATTGATACCACAGAATACAGCTGGCGCACCATCCCATTTTACTGATAGATTAACTTTTCTACGAGATGATCCTAAAAGCATATTTCTTAATGATTTAAGAAACTCTATTGCTTCTAAGCCACCTGAGTAGCCGTTATTAATTATGTTATCTTCTAAATGTTCTAAATGTGTATTTTTAGCTTCATTTAGATATTGTTTAAAACTATACATTTGTTTCCCACTATGTCCATTATATCAAAATTCAAGGCCATTGTCAATAAAAATTCCAATCAAATCCATTAATAAAATTCACTACTTACGACAATATTTATAAGATTAGATTACTTGATTCTTAAAACCTTATGAACAAACCACCTAATTACTCGTTTTAGTCTGCCTGAAAACAACTTTTTCATAAGGTGTCTGATTATTCTCATTACTATTAGAATAGGACTAGATAATACATCCCATAGAATTAGAAATAAATCTACTGACATATCTATGATAGAATCTGTTGAGGGTTTTTTAAACTTCATTAATTGCCTTTGGCAATAACGAACTTGCCTGAAAGAGGTGTACGTGAGGTCACATATTGATACATGATTAAAACAAAGTCGTTAATTTGTTGTTGACTTTTTTTATCTGTTCTTCTAAACCACTTCTTCAGGACGGGCATAATTTTATTAATAATATTTAAGGCAGATATTTCACCTCTTTTAAAATTGAATAAATCTTTATTTTTTCTTTCTAATGCTGATCTTTGTTTTATAACAGGTTCAATCTGTTTAAAATACATCTTCTCACCATCATCATATAATTTTTTTACTTTTACTGCTGTTTGTCTATCTACAAATGATAACAATTCAGCGAACACTCTCATAGAACCTATTGAACCACCTCTTGCCTCTGCGCCACCACCTAAAAACTCTGCAACAAATCTTTTAGCACTAGGGTCATGTCTAAATTTTATATCACCAGATTTTAGTAATATTCTCATATCTCTAGTTTCTGTCTTCTTACCAAAGGCAACTTTTTTATAAGGTTTCCAGTCTGTTGTTCCTTTTACTACTAAATTTTTTAGTGATTGAATTTCTTTTTTTCTATCAAAGTTAACTAATTGTATTATAGCTTTTTTCGTAGTTTTCTTTAGTGATAAAGGCAACATATCACCACTATCAATTAAATCACTTATTAAAACATTTAATTGTGGGAACCCAAATGAATTAGGTTTAGCGTCAGCTAGTGTAGTTCTTAACGTATCTTTTGCTACTTTACTTGCAAGATATATGTCGGCAGGAGACCATTTGTTTATGTCACCAAATCTTGTTTGATTTTTTATAGTGATAGGCATTTTGTTTGCCATAGCCCATAACTTTTGTATGGTGCCCATAACATCTTTATCACCTCTAAAGTAAAATAGATTTTGATAACCTTTGCCTTTAATTTTGTAATCTTTATCTATTGTTTCTATTTGTTTAATTAGTTCTACTGCAATTAGATTAGATGATGTATACCAATCATTATTAGAAGTTAGAAATTGTATTATGTCATTATAAGAAACACCAGGTGTATCTAGTCGTTTAAATGCTAGTTCTAACTTTTTATTATACTTGTCTTTGAAATCTGTAAATGTGGGATATGTTTTAAGGTCAAATGCTTTTTCTACACTACTTGCACCTACATTATCTGCAAGTGAAGAAAATAACGCTTGTGATGATTCTAATAATGTTGTTTTGTCTGCCATACATATATTTATGTATGAAGAATCTAACTTTTGTAATCTACATAAGCATTACTAGAAACGGTATATCTGTAACCTTCAAATGGTTCTGATCTGACTTCGTGTCTTAACATACTAGGAAAAACTAACATCATTCCTGGTTTGATTTTTTTCTCTACACCAAATCCTTCTTTTGTTTTTACTTCAGGAAAGTATAAACCTGGGGCACCTTCAGGTGCTGTGACATAATAAGAACATGAATATACAGCAGGCCAGTGATCATGTCCTTTAGTTATTTGACCTGAGGTATACTTTAAACCCCATAGATTTTTTAGTACAAATCTATAATTATGTCGTGGATTAAATTGCATACGAGAAACAGCGTCACAAGCGTCTAAAAACATTTTAGCAAATCTTTCAAAACCAGGATATTCCCACATTTGCCAATACGTCATTTGACATTGTGCGTTTGTTTTATTTCCTTGTTGATCGCCTACTTTTTCTATTTCTTCAATAATAAGTTTATCCATTTCAGGTTCATCAAGTTGAAACTCAAAAATGGGTTCATTTCTTCTTATCTCAAAGTCATTTCTTACTATTTGATATTTCTTCATCACTTCTTCTATCAAAACATTTCGGGAAACCAAACTTACCAAATGTTTTGTTTTTATTTTGAAACTTAACTACTTGTTTTACATCTTCTTCAAAAAAGGATTCTTTTAAAACAAATCCACTAGGCATTTCAACTGCTCGCCATATAATCTTGCCATCTTTTTTGACCATAGCAGATTTGTAATACACACCTTTATTCATTTGTTTTTTAATTTTTTTTCTCATACTTTAAAATCAGAAAACTTATCATAAATGCCTTCAGCGGGTCTAGGTCCTGCTGGTTGATTAAGTTGTTCTTCACTCTCTTGGTTACCATCTGTTAAGTTTTGTGCTGATTGTTCTACATCATATAGTCTCATTTTACTTCTATCAACACCAATAATAAATGATCTGTTTACAGCAGGATCATTATATCTATTTTTTAATTGTTTAACCTTCATTTGATTTAATTCTTCTAAATCTTCATTCGATATAAGAGCAAACATAAAGTCAGCAGTTGCAGGAAGACCAAAACTCTCTGAGGTATCTTCTAAACCAACATCACTTGACATATAACCAGTTCTAGTTGTTTGTGTAGCAGACACAATAGGTAAATTATGTCTAACAGCAAGACCTCTTAATTCTTCAGCGATTGCCTTAACATAAAAATAAGATGATATATTACCACCTTTAAATCTACTAGATGAACATATATTTAAATAATCTATGAATACAATATCTGGTTTAAAACTTTTCTTTAATGCAAGTTCATCAATAAGTCCTTTGAAATGACCTGTGTGAGCAGAAGCAGTAGGATATTCTTTAATAATTAATTGACCATTTGCCTTCTTCTTTAATTTAGCAATCTTTGTATCATAATATTGTTTAGGCATTTCATAGAGTTCATCAACGGTTACATCTAATAAGTTAGCGTCTATTCTTTCTGCAATTCTTTCCTCTGCCATTTCTAAAGTTATATATAATACATTTCTGCCTTGCATAATCATAGAC